GTCCATTTTGGAACAAAAAGAAGAATTTGAAGACGAATCTTCCTTCTTTGGACTTTTACAAATCGGTGTTTTCCGTGACAATGGAGTCCAGTTAGAAGACCTTGCTAAGTTTGTTAAAATTCTTTGTAAGAATGTATTGGGACTTGAAAATATAAAGATTGCTTTAGAGGTTAACTACAAGGGAGAGCTTTTTGTTGATAAAGTAACAAATGATGAGGATTTTTATGAAGAGATGTTTGTTTATAGTAAACATACAGAATCTTCAAGAGTCTCTAAAATAGGAATTAAGTACAACGAAAAGAATAAACTTAGAAACTGCGAGGAACTTAGGAATCTTATTCGCAACGATAGAATTATTATTAACGACAAGAGATGGACAGTACCCGAACTATTTACTTTTGGTCTGAATAGCAGGGGCACGTATTCTAGCCAAACTGGTCACGATGACGTTGCTATGACCCTTGTCAATTTGCCATCCTCTTTCGAAAGTGGGGATTTCCATCAAATGGTCGGAGATCTTATAGATCAGATGGATAATAAATATAAAGATCTGATTCTTAAAAAGATGAAAATGAGTGATGATAAATCACTTTCCTCCCAATCACAATTTTACAAAGATATCAACGGATTGATGTAACTCGCATTTCTTTATTTGTTTTTTGATATATAGCTAGAAGCAAAAATATCTTTAAAAAGTAATGGCACAAAAAGTAAAGATCGATTACTCACAATTTAGAGCGTCTGGCGTATACACACTGGAATTTGACGCATCTGAAAATGTTATATTAACATCACAGACGATAAGATTAGTAGTTGGATTCTCCAATAAAGGACCTTTCAATACACCAGTTTTTATCCCAGACATCACTACTATGATTTCTGTGTTTGGCGACATTGATAGATCCCTTGAAAATAGAGGATCTTTCTTCCAGAGATCAATATTAACTTGTCTTAACTCTGGACCAGTTTTCGCTATAAATCTTCTGAAGCTGAATGATGATGAGTCAAGTACCACCGTGGATAAGGTTGATTATAGATCTTATTCCCTTGATACAGAGCAATTCAATGGAATTTTAACATCCAGATTGTATTCTTCTTTCTATAACAAAGAAGGGTTCTGGTTTGCTTCTACTGATTATTTCCTTGCTACATTGAGTGTTGCGGATCAGGGAAAATTATTCAGTTTGGTTAATCTAGGTCAAACACCAATGAGTGTGATTATTAGAAAATCCACGGATTCTCCAACACCTATTAGAGGCTTCAACGTGTTTGCTATAGATTGGTATGGTTCCGAAAGCGTTCCTTCTTTCATGCATCCTTACGACTATATGCAAGACTATTTTATTGATGTCATTGCGGTCTCTGGTAATTGGACAGATTATGCAGCTCTTTCCGTGGATCCTGTTTATAGCAACTTCTTTACTCCCAAAGGATTTATCAAAAGTAGATTGAACGCATTCATCGATTTACCTGAAGTTAATCTGGTTACATCTGTAACTGGGTGTATTATACCAGACTTTGTTAACCTTAATGGAGTTAATGAGTACATTCAGACTTTAATTAATAACGATACTCCAACAACCGGTTTATTCTGTGCCATCGACGAGCAGGCATTCGATGATATTTGTAACAATCCTTACAAAATAGATTTGGTTGGTAATGATTTAATAGATGAATTTACAGCTGATAGAGATCAACAAGGAACACCTAGATTAGATTTTCTATCTTATGATCAGCCTTTGGTAGCAGATTACCTTTATACCGGTAATACCGTAGGCGTTACTGGGGCTTCTGGAGCCACTGGATCATTACAGGTTGGTACACTCTTTTCTTTCTATAGTGTCGGTCTAACAGCATACACCACTAACAAGGGTATTACAGCAGCTTCTTTTGCTGCCTACGATCCAACTCTGTATGATGGCCAGTACAACTACATCATCACTGGAGGAACTGCTGCACCACTCACTAGCACTCAGAAAACAGCTCTTGCAGACTTCATGAGTGTAACATCAACAACAGATCAAAAGTTTGTCCTTGGTGTTGTTCAGGGAATTACTTCTGGAATGACAGGTCCTGTAGTATCTCAATTTGTCACTGCCGGAGCTTCTAACGTACCTTTCCCAGTGAAATTGAAAGTCGAAGCTGTTAAGCAGGTTAGTGGAGAAGTTAAGATTCTTTTCTCGCACCCTCTTGATAGTCCTTCTTATGTAGCTCAAGGCATTACAGTTATACCTTGGAGCGGATTTTCTTCCTATGCGATAAGCACGGCAGCAGGCGGTACTACTGCAACACTAGCTGCTAATTCTTATCAGTTTGGTCTTTCTGATCAGGTTGGTGTTGGAAACACAGGAGGTTACAATTTCTTAACTGGATACAGTATGTCTCTCCTTTACAACGACGTTCAAACTGAGCAGGTTGCTACGGGAGACGTGGTTTGGCAAAACTCTGCTGGTACAGATTTACAATATCTAGAGTTTCAGAATTTGGTTGATATTAACTCGTTCCCTTACATAATCGGTCAGGGATACAGCAACTCTTCTAGACCTTCTTCAGCTCTTGAGAACATAACTGCTTTCGGATCTTCTTATGCTTCCGATAACTCAGGTACTTCAGTTGGAGCTAATAAATTTGACATTGTTTCTCAGAATGGAAACATTGCTTCTTATGTGAACGTAATCGCTAGAATAGACACAACCACTTTCACAGTAGGACTAGATGCTGATGGTAATGTACCATTTTCCGTTGGAGATTGGTTAGTGTCTACTGACCAGAATATTTGTGAAGATCCAAACGGAACTAGACAAAATAGATTGTCCAGAATCACCACGGTTTCTGCGACTACTACAGCTAATGTCTACAGAGTTACTTCAGCTAGACCAGTTCTTTACTATTCAGGAAATCCTTTGAGAGTTCAGAAGTTCATCTCTATCGAGGAATTTACAACAACGTTTGACTTCACCTATTTCCAAGGATTTACCATGAGAGAAGCTCAGAGACCAAATGGAACAGATGCTAGAATTACAGAAATCTTGGACGTTTTATACGAGACAAACCTAGCTACAACTTTAGCTTCTAAAGAGGTTATTGCATTTAGATACATTGTAGATACCTTCAGCGGACAGATTTTACCCAATTCTAAATACCAATTGAGTAGACTTGCTGCTTTAAGACAAAAATCTTTGGCTATCATCAATGCTCCTTCTATCGCTCAATTCCAAGCTTCTACAGATCCTAGATTCACAGATGCACCAACTGCAACAAATCCTTATCCGTTGGTTAAGAGCCAATATATCGCATCAGGGGGTAATCTTTCACTTAATCCAACATACACCTTCAGCTTACCTTCTGAAGGAGACGGAGCTAAGTTTTGCGCATTCTACACACCATACATTACTATTAGAGAAAATAATAGAAATCTGAATATCCCACCAGCAGCTTTGGTTTCTAATAATTTCGTTGCTAAATTCACAGCAGGACAGCCTTACGCTATAGTAGCTGGTCAAAAAAGAGGGGTTCTTTCAGGAGCAAACATCGTAGGTGTAGAATATGACTACAGCGATAACGACAGAGCAAATATTGAACCAATAGGTCTTAATCCAATTATCAAGAGAAGAGGAGTTGGCGTGGTTATCTTCGGTAACCAAACCGCTTATCAAACAGTAAACTCTGCATTTAATCTTGTTCACGTAAGAGATCTTTTGATTAGTGTTGAATCAGACGTTGAATCGATTCTTGCTAACTATCTTTTCGACTTCAACGAAGATTCTATCAGATTGGAAATTAAAACCTTGGTTGATAATTATCTAGATGGTGTTAGAGCATCAGGCGGTATCTATGCTTATAGAACTATTATGGATGCTTCTAATAACACTCCAGCAATTATCGATATGAACATGGGCGTTATTGACATTATCATAGAACCTGCTAGAGGTATTCAGAAATTCTTGAACAGAATCACTGTAACTAGAACAGGTGGAATTTCGAGCGGAGGATTCATAACCTTCGTTTAATTTCGAACTTCTATGAATTTAGAGATAAATAATTAAAAAATGGCAGGACTACCACATTTTCAGAATTCTCAGGCAGCTATTAATCGATATGAGCCTGTATTTTTGAACCAATTCGAGGTTCAAATATTCCCTCCCGCTTCGGTAGGAGGAGGCTCTCTGTTATTGCAGCACGTGACTAAAGTAAGTGGTTTGGAGGTTGATAAAAACCCAGCTTTTACCATTCAGAAATACAAGTTTGCTAAAAGAAACTACGCAGGAGCTAAGCCAGATAAAACAACTATGGACGTTAGCTTAGCATTCTCTGTAAACTTGAATGATGCTAATTCCATGTACGTTTTCAAAACTCTTAGACAATGGACGGATCTTATCTACAATCCGCTTACCGGTGCAATGGGATTAAAGAGAGACTATACAGGATCTATGACAATCTCTATTTTTAACAAACAGGGAGACGTTTTCAAAAGAATACAGTGCAGAGATTGCTTTCCAATAACACCTCTTGCTGAAATGCCTTTGAATTATACGGGGGAAGAAATCTACAAGATTCCAAATATGACATGGGCAGTAGATTACTGGGAGGACCTTTTCCTTTAAAATAAAAAAGAAATAATTAAATGGCAGGTTTACCACACTTTACTAATTCAGTAGCTGCAATTAACTATTACGAGCCGCTATTTCTTAACCAATTCGAGGTTATCATCAATCCTCCAGCAGGAGTCGTTAATGCTAACACCGGATTTGGTGGAGGAGAGTCAGTCTTAACTCAGCAGGTTAAATCTATAACCGGACTAAAAGTTGATATTCAACCAGCAAACCCAGTTGAGCAAAACTATAAATTTGCTACGCGTAGATACGCAGGGGGAGAGCCTAGTACATCAGATATGGAATTAACCATGGAATTTGAAGTTAATCTTGACGATGCAAATTCTATGGTGGTTTATAAGACCCTTAGACAATGGTCAGATCTTATCTATAATCCACAAACCGGTGCAATGGGTTTGAAAGTAGATTACGTTGGATCACTTCTTATTTCAATCTTTAATAAGAGAGGTGATGTTTATAGAAGAATAAGAATTCCTTCCTGTTTCATAACAACACCGATCACTGCAATGGAGCTTGACTACGACAACGGATCTAATATTTACACAATATCTCTAAACTGGAAATGTGACTACTGGGAAGATCTTTTCCTATAACAAAGTAAAAAATATTGAAAAAAAGAGACATTTTTTGTCTCTTTTTTTGTTTTGAGTTATATAAAGAACTAAAAGACAGCTTATGCCTAGAGATGATAAACCAGATTTATCCTACGAGAA